GGTTGCTGGTGTGCCCATCTATCCTGATCCTTACTGCCCGGAAGGAACTCTCTACCTGTTGAACACTAACTACCTGTCCATGTACATCCATGAGCAGGCATCGTTTGCGTTTACCGGGTTTGAGTCCACCCTCCCGAACTTCCAAATCGGCTACGTTGGTGCCGTGTTGATGATCGCAGAGATGGTCAGCACTAAGCCTAAGTCGATGACGAAGGTGACTAACTACAACTCTCTGTCACTTTAAGGAGAAATAGACATGTCACTCGCAACGAATAAAATCATCCTTGCTGGCGCGACTAGCAATACCGATGGTGCTTACTTTCAGACCTCCATTGTCAATGCCATTAACACCGGCAACGGCACGGTGGTTCCTGCTGGTATCTACCTGATGGTGCCTGCCGCCAACGTTACCGTGGTTGCCAATACTGGCTCTGCTAACTCGGTCATTCTTGCCAATAACACTGGTGGAATGATTATTTCCGATGGCGTTAACGTGTTCGTTAAGCACGCCAGCGGAAACGCAGATGTCACGCTCATCGGCACCAATGGTGGTGAAGCAGCTTCTGAAACCTACGCGTAAGGAGGCACAATGGACGCTAATGCCGTAGGACGCGAATACCCGGATGGTTTCGGGTACAAGCGGCTGGGTCATCTTCCGAACCAATCTCTTGGTACGGCTGGTGATACGGTCGTTTCGATGCAGGACGGCACTAAGTACATTGTGCGTCAAGTCACTCTAAGCAATTTTAGTGGCAACGCTGCCGCAGCCAACGTAGGGGTTCACACCTCTACGGCTGCTGGTGGAACGGATGTAGCAGACACTCAAAACATTAGCGGTGCTGACAACACCTCCGCTTATGTCAATTTGACCATGTCTGCCGCAGCCAACGCGAATGTGTTTACCTCTCCTGCGCTTTATTTCAACGTTAATGCAGCCGCATCGAACATCACTTGTGATGTTTCGATCTATGGAGATATTGTCACGCTATGAGTAAAAGTATCTTTGTGACCAATCATGGGATTCCCACAACTGGCAGGTTTGAGGGGGTGGAATACACCTTTGCAACCGGCGAAGAAGTGGAGATTTCAGAGAAGGCTGCAAAGCATATTTTTGGTTATGGCGTTGACAATAAAGAGCCGTACTTTGTGCGACTCGGTTGGATGAAGACTAATACTGATCTACAGCGTGCCAAAGACCGCCTAACTCAGATTACCTTTGCCTCCGAGTCACGCAAGACAGTCCACTTGTCAGCCCCGGTGGTGGAACGAGTAGCCGCGCCAATGCCTGAAGTGAAAGCCAAGGGCAAAGGCGTGGCAAAAGTCCAATCTCACTAAACATGGATATGTATGCCCACCTTAAACGACTACATAACCGAAACCAGGCGGTTGTTGCATGACGTTAATGGCAATTTTTGGACTACTGCCGAACTAACTGATTACATCAATGATGCCCGTGGTCACACAGTACAAGACACTGGTTGTCGGCGGGTTCTTCAAACTTACACCACCACTGTTGGTGTAGAAACAATTGCGTTCTCTGCCTTACCGCAAGGCAACAATACGATAGATTGTCTGAACATCAACCTCTACTGGGGTGATAGCCGTTGGCCTATGTACTACATGGCGTGGACGGACTTCAATGCCCAGCTCAGGTTTTGGCAAAACTACAATGGTCAGCCCATTGCGTTTTCCATGTATGGCCCCAAGACCATCTTTATTGGCCCAAAGCCCAATGAGGCTTACTACTTAGAGATTGATACGGTTGTGCTGCCAGACCCATTGGTGACTGGCGCAGAGCCTGATCTACAGATTCCCAGCCCCTTCCAAGAGGCTGTTGCCTACTATGCTGCCCACAAAGCCAAGTACCAAGAGCAGTCCTATGGCGAGTCTGAGATATTCAAGCAGGAATACACCAAGCAAGTATTAGGCGCACTCAATAGCACGTTTACCCGCAGGATTCCTTCTGTTTACCAGTCGGGGTACTAGATGGCTGCAATTGAGCAACGCAAGTCTTACTTTGTTAGCAAAGACTTTAAGGGCGTTAATGTCAAGAACAACCGCACGGCTATCGGTGAGGGTGAGTTTGCTTGGCTTGAGAACGCTCAACCTATTGGCTTTGGCAACATTAAGATTATCAATGCTCCTACTACGCTGTCTAACGTTGCGTTTGCAAACACTGTCACTTACATGGCATCGGCAAACATCAACAACACCGAGTTCATGTTTGCCTTCCAAGAAAACGGCTCTGCCCAGTACGTCAACATTGAGACAAACACACTGGGAAACATTGCCGCAGCAAACACATTCTCTAACGCTAACGTACAGATTGTTCAGTGGAAAAACGAGAGAATCCTAATCATTGACCCTGCTAGAGGGTACAAAACATGGGATGGCACGAATCTTGTCGATATTGG